ATCTGGATTATGATCTGACTCACGCGAAGAGTGTCTACTGTCGCCGATCCAACCATCGCTAGTTCGATCTCGATCTGGGAAGGTGTCATCGATCTGCTCTCTTAACTGGATCGCGCACTTAGATAATCGGTATTTGGTGGTCATCGTTTGAACACTCCCATCGGCAAATATCTAAATCTAAAGTTGCTTCATCATGGCACTTAGGTGGTACGAATGCATCTAATGCGCCGACATATGTATAACCAATACCAGCAAAGTTTTTTCTAATTGAATTTGTATAACTGGTTTTAACCCATGTGCCGCCTAATGATTCCATAAAGGCTTTGCCCTCATCTGGCTCATTATTGTCACCAACTAAAACTCGAAGGACTAAACCAGTGTCATCAATTTCTGCCCAGTGACTCATACTGCATACCTCACAATTACAATTCCAGAACCGCCTGATGATGCAGGATAGTTACCATAAACTCCGCCGCCGCCACCACCAGTGTTTGCTGTGCCAGCTGTTGCATTACCAGTATCGCCACCAGCACCGCCGCCGCCTGATCCACCCGATGAATAAGGTAGGCCATTACTTCCACCGCCACCGCCGCCAGCAATGAATCCGCCAACGCCCGTGCTAGTTGCGCTAAGCCATGTAGATAATGAGTTAGATCCCGCGCCGCCGTTGCCACCTTGGGCAATACCGCCAGCAGCACCGACTGCAGCTGCGCCACCGCCACCGCCGCCGCCTCGATAAGTTGAACCCGTTAAGCCACCTGCGCCACCATTATTACCTTGGCTTGGCGATGTAGATGGTGTGTTACCTGCTGCGCCTGTAGTTGTACCAGAACTGCCTGATGATCCCCATGAAGTACCGCCTGCACCAGATCCACCTGCTACCGGTGAAATTGAAATCTTGCCAGCACCGCCGCCAGTAGATGTAATGCTAGATAGAATGCTGTCATTACCGACAGTTGAGTTATTAGCACTGGTGCAACCAGTTCCACCCGCACCGACTGTCACTGCATTGGTGCCAGTTAAAAATAAGCCTGTGCCAGTTCTATAGCCACCTGCACCGCCGCCGCCGTTACCGCCGCCACCACCACCTGCGATAACCATATATTCACATGACAGAGAACCGCCTGAAACTACAAAATTGCTAGAAGATGTAAAAGTGTGATACTTAAAACCGCCGCTAGTAACTACTGTGCCGCCTGTGGCAGTTGGTGTGCCAGTGTTAATAACTCCAACAATTGTATTGAGCATTATCCGATAGCACCCACTACATACCATTGATCTGTATTGACTTTAATCAAAGCTGCTGACTTGTATTGTGCCAAGGTAGGGGCAGCCGCTGTAGCACCTGCTGAAAGCACTGTAGTAGTACCGCTGGTCACAGCTGAGATGGTGCAAGTACCAGCACCGATGTTTAGCACTGTGATGACTGTGCCTACTGGGTGCGCTACAGAAGCGTTAGTAGGGATCTTGAAAGCATTGGCAGATGCGTTAGACATCGTCACTAATGTTTGATAACTATCAGTTAAAACTGAAGTGTAGGTCGTGCCTGTCTGGGCGTTGAGAGTAAAAGCCACAAGTCCATTGAACATTGCAGCTGTCATCACATCACCAGTTGCTGCTGGGAATCCTGTGGCCATTTTTGCTCCTTAGTAAGAAAGTGTGTTAGTGCCTAAAACGCCATATTGTGTTGATCCTATTATAAAGGAATCTATGATCGGTTCAAGCGTTGTGAATGTGGTTTTCCAAGCATTCGGTTTAATGTCATGCGACACGCCGAATACCTGCAAAGTCTTAGTTAGGCTGGAAGAGCCAGGTTGAGTGGTTGTGACAGTAACTGGATCAAAGAAATCAAGACCCAAAGCTGCAAGAATGCCAGTGTCGTAATTGTTAGTATAAAGATCCAAGGTAACTGCATCGCAGCGGATCGAAGTTTCTTGACGGCTGGCAACATAGGCAAGGGCATTGTTTAAGGCTTCCGCATCTGTTTCCATGAGCAGGTTCTGCTCATTGTATGAGTGTAAGAAATACTTATCGATCGAAGCCTGATTAGAAGCAACCTGTGGGGTTCCCCCTACTCGGCTAACAGTAGCCTTATTAAAGACCAAAGTATCATCTAATTTCCAGATGGCGTTGTTATATGGAATGCCTGTTCCGTTATCATTAAAAACTGTTGGAGTACCAGCCACGCTCGCTGAAGTTAATAAACGGTCTTGGAACACAAAATTGCCAAGGGCGTCCATATAAAGTGCGCCGTATTCTGTTGACTCGATTGTCTGCAGAGCTTGTAAGCCAGTCCTGTTAGTTGCTGGATCGACCTGAACTGTGGTTTGCCCGGCATCGATGTCGCGTTGACTTGATGGCCAGCCGATAGCGTCTAGAATTTTGCCAATGCGTGTGCCTGTTGTCTGTCCTGCAGTAGCACCGATAACGGTACTGATTTGGGCATTCTGAGCCAATCTGAAGCCATCTACAGCCTGAATGGTTGTATAGACTACATCGCCCACATCGCGAGGCGTAGAGGTGCTGTAGGTCGTGATATAGCCAGCAAAAATTGGATAAGTAGTTGAGCCATAACTGGCTGTAATCGTTACCTTACGCATTGGAGTAAGCAAGTTGTAATAAGGGCTTGCTGGGTTCATCGGATTGAAATCACCGTTTTGATCAATGATTCGAAGGCTCATTGTTCCAGTCTGAAAGACATCTGAGAGGGCTGTGCGGCCTCGGTTAGTCTTGATCGAATCTACTTGACCTGAAACATCAACTGTTACTGCTGTTGTGTCAGCTAGTGCATTAACGCCAAGAATACCTGAATCAAGAATCATAGGCGAGGCAAAGCCAGCACCTGTTGAAAAGTTGATAATGGCGTTAATTACTGGAAGGGTCATGGAAGGATTGCACCTGGTCGGTAGGTATTGTAACCATTAGTTGTGCCTTCAACCAAGGCTTGAGTTACAGCCTTGACATATTCATCTGATGAAAGCATTGAACCTTCAACATTGATATAAACATTGCTTGGTGGGTATGGAATTCCATAACCCGGGCCACCTACTGCAGAATAAGGACTTGGATCATACATTGATGAAGATCCTGTAGCAGGAGTTCCATTGGTTGCAGCTTCTGCAAGTTGATCAACCGCTGTTTGAGTTTCAGCAACAGATGCGGCAGCAGCAGTAGCGGCAGCGGCTGCATCTTCAGCTGCATTGGCTGTTTTGTTTGCGATTTCCTCTGGGGTGTCATCAGTACCGAAAATGCTCGTATTACCTGAACCAGTGCTTCCAGTGCCGCCAGTTCCACCGCCGCCGCCACCGCCACCAGTGCCTGGATCTGGTAATCCATCTCCTGTTGGTAGGGTTACTTTTCCGCGTCCAGTTAGTCCACCTGATGCATTAATCAAGGCTGGCATTGATCCTAGAATAGCCGCAGCAGCACCCAGGCTATCTGCCCATGCTTGGAATGGGTTTGAAGCGTCTTGAATTTCTAATAGGCTCTTAGCGATCTCTTCGTTCTTCTTTTGAATCTCTGCAAGCTTCTTAGATAACGCTTCAGCCTTGTCAGCATCTTCATTGGCAATGGCCTGCATGAGAAGCAAACGTGTCTTTTCTTCTTCGCTAATCTTGCCCTTCAGAGCAGCAGCGATTGAGATCTTTTGAAGATCAAATACAGCCGAAGCCTTGGCTAACTTGGCCTTGTCTTGTTCAGCCTTTAATGATTTCTTTTGCAGATCGGCCAATGCTTTGGCACGCTTGATTGCTTCGGCTTCAGCCTTTTTAGCAGCAGCTGCTGATGCTTTTTGGGTGTCCATATTTGAACCACCAGTTAATGGGATATTACCCATGCCCTTAAACTTAGTTATGTCTGTGATTGTGCCACCTGTAATGCCACCAATAATCCAGTCATACCATTTTAACTTGCTGGCAGTTACGATCATCTTACTCAAAGAAGCTGAAACACTATCAATCTTGCTTACTGCATTATCTACATCGCCATTACCAGCAAGATTAGCAAATGCTGTTAATAAGCCGTAACCAATAGTTTCTTTGGCATTTTCTGTAGCAACAGTCAATTTAGCCATTGCACCGGCATAGTTATCAAGTGACTTTTGACCTGCACCAGCACTCTGTTGAATAAGGATCTTTTGAACTTCAGTAAATGATTTAGTTGCTAATTCAGCACTAGTAAGACCAAGGTTAAGTTGCTTTAAGCCTTTATAATTGCCTACATAAGCCTGTGAAAGAATATCTACAACACTGCCGAAATCCATGCCATTTGAAGCAGCAACATCAAATGCAAGTTGCATCAGTTGCTGTGTCTTAATAACCGACCCGGTGACTTTGGCTAGTTGAGCATAGGCTGGACGAAGTTCATCATCGAGGATCGCTGTCTGCTTTTCCATTGACTTAATAAAGCCTTCGGCATCAGCTGAAGAATAGGCAAGACCAACATTTTTTAGATTGATTGCAAGAAGTTGAGTAGCCTTCTGATCGGCTGCGTAAGCCTTAGCAGCAGCTTTAGAATAATTAACGATGGATCGAGTGCTGAAAGCAAGCCCTAACGCGCCAGCAAGTTTCTTGGCACTCTTAGTTAAGGCAGTCGTAGCACTATCGGCTTTGTCAAAGGCTTTCTTGCCTGTGAACTCGGCAGCTAAATCAATTAGAATATTTGGCATTAGCCGCGCACGCTCGCTCTCTTATTTAACATATTTTTAGCCTTTTCGATTGCTCTGAGAACAGCATCTTGTGCTTTGCCTTGATCTTCATCATAAGCACGATAGAGGCCGCGGCCTTCAAACTTGTTTTCGCCCTTCATCTTTGATCCGTACTTGTTATTCATATTGGTAACAAATCTAGAGTTAGGATTCTTACGGCCAGCAGTTTCATAGATCGCACCAGCTGCAGTCTTATTGAACAAACGCGCTAACGATCTAAAGCCTCGACGATTAGGCTTTGATGGAGTTGTTTTGTAACCAATACCAGCTTTAACTAACTTTGCATTATAAGTAGGAAATCTAGCCTCGCTAAACGATCTAGGTTTCCAGTTGCTTAAGGTGTTGCTTTCGGAAGGCATATAGCCCCGAGCCGCCTTCACAACGGGTTTCAGGGCTACTGCCATTTCCTTTGGTAACTGCTTGGCTAAATCGGGAGTGAATTCCCTCAAGGCTTTACGAAGAGCGACTGCGCCTTTTACTGCGACTGGCATCTTTCATCTCCTTGTTTCGGTCTTTCAAACCTTCCAATAAAGCCTTAAACATTCTGGAATCGCATTCCAGTAAGTCATTGGGCGCAATCCCTGTTTCAAGACTTAGCCTTGCGACCAAGTAAGTGAATGAGTCGCGCCCTATAATTCCGGGTCATCATCTAGAACTTCCACCTTTACAAGTGAGTCTAGAAATTCAACACCGAATGGCTTGACAGTTTCGCCTGAACGGCGAAGGCACTCCCAAGCAAGCCAGTAAACATCGCTCTGTTTCTCATCGTCACGGAAGGCTTTATGAAAGCCTTTCTTGGCGTATGACTCGAATGCGAACTCGATCGATGGAGTTATCTGATGATCAGATACAGAGCCATCTGCCCTTGTGATCTTTAGCTTTGCCATTTTTTAGCCCTTTTCTTTAATTGTTTAGAATGTGCCTGTAGTTGCTACAGCCACTGAACCATTAACATTCCATGTTACTGATTGCATACCAATATCGCCAACTGCGCCATTGATGTCTGTTGTGCCGTTAACTAGGCAAGTCATTGTGTAAAGTGGGTTTGTTGCTGAAACAGCAGTTCCCTTTGACTGTAGAAGAACTACAGTTACGGAAGTACCCCATGCAGCTTGCAATGTTGCTAGAACATTTGCAGAAGCTGTGTCATTTAGGAAATCGATTGTGATTGATGAGGCTTCTAGTCCCTTAACGAACTTGTGGCCTGTGTCACCCATCGCAGTTACTTCAAGTTCATCAAAGTTGCGGTTAAGTGTTACTGCTGTGACATGGTCTGAAAGATCAACAGAATTGACCTTAACGCCGACCAGGTTATTTAGAAATACAGCCATTTAGGTTATTCCTCGTCTTTCTTAGTAGGTGCTGGCTTTGCTGATGCTGCTGGAATCTGTCCGATCTTGATCAGAAAGGCTTCCAACTCTTTTTCATAATCGGACATATTAACTCCAACTTGTCAGGATAGATATGGACATCTCGCAGCTGAGTAGGTCGCCCGACGCAGCATTGAGAACGCTAGGTGCTGAAACGCTACCAACATTATAGACCAGAGAACTGGCAGCGAGTTTATTGAACACGGCAACAACGGCTGACTCAATACCGTTGAGGTTGCCTTCATTGTCAAACAATGGAACAGTAATAATGATCTTAAAATTAGCAGTCGGGTTGATTGTGCTGTGCTGATTATTGTTAGGTGCTAGATATAAATCGTCCGGGCTAACAATGACTGAATTGGCCAGGACTGTTGCAGGTGGAAATGCAAAGGTTTGCCATAAAGAGTTATCAACTAAAGCCGTTGCCAGCGTAGTTCGAAGGGTTGTAATCGCGGCCGTCATTAGCCCACCATTGAGCGAGGGTCTAGCGCGTGTGCGATCAATCCTCTAATCCGCGCCAAAAGGGTATTGCCCATTCGGTACGGTGAGGGCTGGAAGTCTGGACTTACTCCG